TGGTCTCCGATGCAGAAGAAACAAATCAAAGCCAATACCAAAGAACTTCGTGAGAAAACAATTACTCATATTGTTAAGGCAGGTGATGATGGTATTCCAAACATCTTAAGTAAAGATGATGTGTTTGTTCTTGGTGAGAGACAGAAACCTGTTTCTGCTAAACGACTGGCTGAGTTTCTTGAACTTGGTTATGATGCATGTAAGAATGATGACGAACGTCGTAACTGGCATCGCAATCAAAAGTTGATTGACTTTGAATACATTCCTGAAGATGTTTCCAAAGAAATTATAGATACATATGTAAATAGTAAACCCACTGGCGACAAAATGTCAATTATGAATTATTTGATTGAGAAGAAATGTCGTTTATTGTTAGACGAACTAGAGGATTTTTAAATGGCAAAACCAATTACTGAAATTTTTGATGAGATCAATGCCGATCCAAAGGCAATTGAAAAATATAAAGGAAACGCAGCACTCAAAATGATTTTTGAATATGCGTTCGATCCTGCGAAGAAGTTTATTCTTCCTGAGGGAGATCCTCCATTCAAACCGACAGCTGAACCATTGGGAATGACACCAGCAAATCTCTACCAAGAATTGCGTCGTCTTTATGTTTTCTGTCGTGCTGACTTATCACCATTGAAGCGTGAGGGTTTGTTTATCGCATTCCTTGAGGGTATTCATCCTCTCGAAGCCAAATTGATTCTCGCAGTTAAAGATCAAACAGTGGATCAATTATATCCAAAAGTTACTCACCAACTTGCCTTTGATAATGGGTTTATTGCTATAGAACCTGTTAAGAAAGTTGCAAAGAAAACGCCAAAAAAAGCGTCGGCTCCGAAGACTGGAACGAGCGATACCTAAAGAAGCCATCGGAGCCTTACTGGAAGAGGATTTTTAGGGTATTGACTTTTATTCATAAATAGAGTATAATAGTCTTATGGAAAATAGAAAGGTATCTATGAAAAAGATTCTTGTAGGTTTACTAACAGTAGCTTCTTTGGCTACAGCACCTGCTAAAGCACATGGCCAACACTGGGTAGGTCCAGCTTTGATTGGTGGTATAGTTGGGTATAGTTTGGCTCAGCCAAGATATTATTATGGTCCATATGGATACACAACTCCACCACCTGTAATAATTCAACAAGCACCTGTCGTTGTTCAGCAACAGCCACCTGTTTATGTTCAACCACAAGGGCAACAGGTATGCGAAGAGAAAGCATTCCAAGATAATCAAGGACAGTGGCGTAACGGCACTTTCTGTTACATTCGATAATTTTATATAATGGAGTTTATATTATGCCAAATTGGTGCGACAATTCTGTAACAATCTACCATAAAGACAAGTCTAAGATCGATGCGATTGAAGCAGGACTAGCAAGTCCTGATGAACAACAGCTATTCAACACAATTCTTCCAAACCCAAGTGGTGAATGGGATTATGAGTGGTCAGTGAATAACTGGGGTTCTAAGTGGGATGCTTCTATCATTGATTGGGAACGACAAGACGATAACACCATTTGGGTTTCGTTTGAATCTGCTTGGTCTCCACCATCTACTCTTTATGGTTTTATGCATGACGAAGCTGGTTATGATGTTAGAGCATTTTACTACGAACCAGGAATGGGTTTTTGTGGAATGTTCCTAGACGGATATGATGATTACTATGAATATGATATAAGCGATCGTACATCATTGGAAAATCTTCCAGATGAAATTCTTGATTTTACAGATTTACTTAATCGCCATGATGATTGGGTAGCTGAAGAAGAAATGGAACGTGAACAAGCAGAATATGAAGCCACTGTCACAGAATGGTATCCTGTTGATCAAAATCCACATTACGTAGGTTTCTATGAAACTAAAGAAGAAGGTAATTGGCCATTTTATAAGTTTGCGCACTGGAATGGTAAGAAGTGGACTGTTGATGGTAAGAAACCAACATTCAAAATTGCAGGCTGGCGTGGTTTGAAAGAAGATCCAGCAATTCTTACTGAAGAAAATGCTGATGATGTGCTTGAAAATATGATGAAAGATATGGGATTCGAAAGAGCATGATACAACATATTGATCATATTACACCATGGTTATCTTTAGAAGATGTTTCTTCTTCAACTTCAATAAAAGCTGGAGATTATTGGGGAAACATTTATAAGGGTGACTATGTTGGAGTTTATCAAGTTAGTCTAGAGAAACCAGAAGATTTGATTCATCCTGAGATTGGATATATTGGTAAATCTAAAATTATCCCAACAAGGCTATATGAGTTAAGTAATAATACACGATCTGAGAAAGCCAACAGTCATAACTGCGGTAGATATCTTAGGGATGCTGGTGTTACAACTGATAAGGTTTTCTTTAGAGTTTTATTTGCCAGCATTAATTCTTATGGAGATCTTGAAACATATCTTCAAAACGAGATGCGTGACAAGTATAATTACACAACTGGGTTTAAATGGACTGAAGCTACGGCAGGTGTTCATGCTACATATTTGAAATTCAAAGACATAGCTAACAGATTGAGTCCAGAAGAACTCGCTGAAGCACAGGGTTATATAATTTCTCTTATGGTTCAAAATGAAGTTAAGAAATTAAGTGCTAGAGATTTAGATGGATTTTTTTAAATGAAACAAAAGTGGATTGATGCGTTTATGGATACAGCTGACAGGTTTTCTCAGCTGTCTTCAGCGAAAAGGTTACAAGTCGGTGCGGTTGTCGTAAAGGACAATCGCATCATTTCCATTGGATACAATGGTATGCCATCAGGATGGACAAATGAGTGTGAAGATACCATTCAACTATCAGATGATACTGTAACAACCAAAACTAAAGATGAGGTGATTCATGCTGAAGCGAATGCTATTATCAAACTTGCACGTGATGGTGAATCAGGCAATGGCGCCACTTTATTCTGTACTCATGCTCCTTGCGTTTCTTGCGCTAAATTGATTTATGGTGCTGGTATAAATAAAATATACTACAGAAATTCATATCGCGATAATAACGGAATTGATTTTCTACATAAATGTAATATTGACGTGGAGAAAGTATGAGACAGTGGGTTGAATATCAACTTAAGAAGCAGATTAAATCTTCCGATTGGGAAAACAAATTATGGAGATTTGAGAGTGTAGCAGATAAACTTGGTGATGCTTTTGATCGTATTAAACAAGGTTATGTTAATAGAACACTTCCTTATCAAACTGAGAATGTTTTTCTAAGAGAAGATTATATCGCCAGAACAGCAGCATCAACTGGTGGTGAAGTAACAGAAAACGATTTTCGTAAATGGGTTTTAGAATATCCTAAACTCATGGCTGGTCATGGCCATCAATATATGACAGACTTCGGTGATGATACTGAATTGGTATACAAAACTATGGCTGAAGTTTATAAACTCAAACCAGAAACAGTCAGAATTCGTATTCAGGTTGAAGAACCTGGACAATACTTTGTTGTTCACATCGATAGACATCGATATAAAGTTTGGAACACAGATGGTGAAGAAGTGATCTACGAGAAAGTTCGTGATCAACATGCTCATAATATCTACGTGACATTTATGGGCGACCAAGAGATGGGTCAAATCGTTCAATATGGTTTGAAGACTGTCGACTGGAAGATGGGCGACACAATTACATGGGAACATCAAAGCATTCCACACTGCACTGCCAATATAGGTTACCATACCAATTTCTTAATGGTAACTACTGGCGAACCAATAGATTATAAGGATTAATTATGTTAGATTTAAGCACAGTTTTACTGCTGATGGCAGTATATTTCATCAGTTGCGGTTTTCTTGTTTGGAATTTTAGTAAGGACTCAATTAAAACTAAAGAGTCATTCTTGTTGGCAAACAGAAAGTTTGAGGTATTGAGAGGTGCGTTTAGTGTGTCAGCAGCATGGACATGGGCAACGGCATTGTTCTTAGCACCACAACTAAGTTATCAATTTGGATTCACAGGATTTTTTTGGATCCTTGGTATGAACACATTGACACTGGCACTGTTTGGTTTTGCTGCATATAAGATTCGTGAGTTATATCCGAATGGATTTACCTTCTCTGAGCATATTCGACTTCAGTATGGTAAGGTGGCTCACAATACATATAACCTTGCGTTTATTCTTATCGCCATCGTCGCATTGAGTTTAAACATCTATGCTGGTAGTAAGTTAATTCAAACTATCACTGGCTTGAACATGAACATTGCTGCAGGATTCTTGATTATTTCTGCTGTTCTATTCTCAATCTTCCGTGGATTGAAAAGCACTAACATTACAGAAATCTTTAAGATGGTAGTTGTAGTTGCCACTGCCTTGATCGTAGTTCCACAAGTTTGGAACACAGTTGGCTGGGATGTAATTTCCAAAGGTATGACTGGTGCAGATGGAAAGTATGGTTCACTGTTCGGGACAACTGAAGCACTCACTGTTTTCTGGACAACAGGTATCTATTTCGTCTTCCGTCACTTTAGTTTACCTTGGGCAGATAATTCATTCTGGCAGAGAGCGTTCGCTATTAAACCTGAGAAGATTAAAGTAACATACGCATTGGCTTCAGTTATTTTCTTTATCTCAGTTGCCACCTTTGCTACACTTGGATTCGCTGCAGCAGGTCTGGGTCTTAAACCAGAGAATCTTCAGTTAACCAATGTCGCTGTTATTTCATCTATTCTACAACCATGGGCACTTTGCTTAGTAGTGTTTATGTTGTTGACTGCTTTGACATCTATTATTGATAGTCAGATTACCAGCGTAACAACTCTATTGAGTAATGACATTCTACCACAACTATATCCGCAAGACGATAACTCAACTATCGACTTGAGCAGAACAATTGTTGTTTGTATCGTTTTACTAGCATGGTTAATTGTTAATATTCCTGGAGTGAATATTCTTTACTTCGGTTTCTTGACAGGTTGTATCTGTATGACTTTCATTGTTCCATCAATTATCGCATTGGTGAAACCAGAGTTACAGAAAGCAAACTCAATGGTAACTGGTATTCTATTATCACTTGGTATCGGTTTCCCTCTCTATGCTTGGGCAAGTTTGAATAAAATTAACGACCTAGCACTTGTTGGCTTCTTCGGTTGTTTACTTGTTTCTTCAATGTTTAGTTTGGTAATTAGTCGTATTCGTGGAAAATAAACCAGTCCATATTCTTTGTGATTTATTCACGAACAGAATCCTACACATAACTGATGACTTGGAATTGATCAACACGATCGCTAAAATTCCAGAGACGCAAGTTTTATATTATGTAACATCAGATTCTGTTCGTGGGTATAGAAACATTCCGAATCTACCAAAAGATAACTTCCGTTTCTATGTTTTAAATTTCATGAATGATTCTGTTACATTTGATAATAAAATATCAAACGATCAGCAGCATTATTTTATGACAATTGCTGCTAAGATTGAAGCAATAACAGTAATCATGAGAGCTGTTAAAACCATGACAGCTGAATTTGATCGAACACCAATTCAAACATTTATCCATGAAATGAAATACCAAGAAGCG